GAGCAGAAAACTTTGTAGAAGATGGGAAGATAGATGCAAGGCGTGATTAATGGACATTGTTCTTTTAATAGAAAAGTTTGGGTTTACAACAGTCATGGTCGTTGGTCTTGGTTATTTTGTTTATTATGTTTGGATTACAATTACTAAAATAGTAGAACCTGCTGTCTCTGAAATGCAAAAAACAATAATAAGACTTACTGACCAACTTCGCCTATTAGACCAAGATATGATACGATTACAGCAGAAAGTTAATACTGTTTTAGAATTAAATGAAAAGAAAATTGACAAAAAAAGAAATAGAGACACTAGAACTAGAAAAATATAGACTTACAGCAACTTTAGTTTTTATAGGTTTTGTATTATTTTTTGGAATTATTGCTGTAAATGTAAAAGCCGATACAATTACATTTAAATTCAAATCGCCTTCTTTTAGTGGCATCAATACTTCAAGTCATTATTTGACTATTGAGAACCAAGAGTTTAATCGTAGACAAACAATTAAAGATGAAATTAAAGCTGCTATAGAAGAAGCAGAAAGAGATAAAGAGAACTCTACTGTTCAGAGGTTCATACGAAATTTTGAAAGTAGAGTATATGCAGAATTAAGCAGACAGCTTATCGCTAATTTATTTGGTGAGACACCACAGGACAGTGGAACAATATCATTAGAGGGTAATACCATTGAGTATTCATCTGATGGTACATATTTAACACTTAAAATAACTGAAGCTGATGGCACGATTACCAACATTACAATTCCTATCGGTTCTTTTACTTTCTAGTTGTTCTATATTTAACCAGTTTGAAGATACATACGAACAAAGATATAAAGAACATAATGTAGTCAAAATTGATGAACTACACTCAAAAGAACTAGCTAATGTCAAAAAACCTGTAGTTCAACCTATAGTAGCTGTTTACCCTTCAGCATTTACAGACCAAACAGGACAAAGAAAAAGTAATAGTGAGTTTGCTTTATTTTCTACTGCTGTAACCCAAGCACCATACACTTTATTAATAAGGGCTTTAAAACATTCTAGTAATGGTGAGTTCTTCAGAGTTGTTGAAAGAGTAGGCTTAGACAACCTAACTAAAGAAAGGCAATTAATTCGTTCAGCAAGGGAACAATTTGCAAAAGAGGGTGAAGAAAAGAATGTACCACCACTGCTGTTTGCTGGTGTCTTGTTAGAAGGTGCTGTTATAAGTTATGATAGTAACTTGTCAACTGGTGGAGTTGGTGCGAGGTATCTAGGCATAGGTACAAGTATGCAATACAGAGAAGACAATATAACAGTTAGTCTTCGTATGGTATCAGTTGCAACAGGTGAGATACTTATAGAAGTGTTAAGCCAAAAAACCATATTCAGTTATGGTAAATCAGAAGATGTTTTTAGATTCATAGAAATGGGTACAGAACTTGTTGAGGTTGAATTAGGTAATTCACGCAACGAGTCAACAACGATTGCTCTTATGAAAGCTATTGAAGGAGCAGTTTTAGAACTAATAAATATCGGATACGATAGGAGTTTTTGGAAACATGAAGAACTTAAAATTGATGAGCCTGTTTGCGATGGCAATGACTGTATCGCAATTCGTGGCTAGTGCAGATAACGAAATATACCTAGACCAAAGTGGTACAACACTTAATTTAGATATTGAACAGTTAGGCATCTCTAACATTATTGGTGGGCTTAATTCAACAGCAGGTAATCTAAATGCTTTTGATATTGATGGTACTACTATGACTATTGATATTAATATGATTGGTAATACTAATAAATTTTTAGGTGATATTTGGGCAGATAGCTTTACTGGTTTTTATGAATTTACTGGTAATAGCAATACCTTTACTATACAAGTTGACCCTAGTAATACTTTTGGTGCTGACAGTTCAAATCAAAATATTGCTGTAACAGGTTCTAGTAATACCTTTACACTAAATCAAGGCACAACTGCATTAGCAGGAACTTTAGATTTAGATTGGATTATTCAAGGTTCAAATAACACTATAACATCTAACATCAATATTGATGGGGCAACAAATTACATGGACATAGATGGCTCTGACAATACAGTAAATTACACTGGCACAGGTGTTTCAGCATCAGCAGGGGGTTATTTTTGGTTAGACCATACAGGTGGACAAAGAACATTTAACATCCAACAACTGAGTACACAAGATAATGACTGGCTTAAAGTTATTAGTATTGGTGGCAATGCTGCTTCCACTGTTTGTATTATCCAAAACGACCAAGGAACAAGCACAAGCTGTTAATATAGGGGATATTTCTGAACTTAATGGTTCAGCACAAATAGTAAGAGACAAGCTTTACAATGCTAATTTAGAATTTGCTATCCAAAGCAATGATGAAGCTATTACTACAAATGGTAGAATGGCTATTACTTTTTTAGATAACTCTATTGTAAAACTTACAGAAAATTCACAACTTCTTATTGATGAATACATCTATGACCCTGACCCAAGTAAATCTAAAATGGCTCTTACCTTTGCACTTGGTACAACAAGGTTTATAACAGGTAATCTTAATCGTATAGATAAACAAAACATATCATTAAAAACACCTACAGCTAATATAGCCATTAGGGGAACAGATTTTACTGCGACTGTTGATGAATTAGGACGTAGTCTAATTATTTTGCTTCCTGACGCATTTGGTTTATCAAGTGGTGAAATTGAAGTTGTAACTGCAATGGGTAGTGTATTACTTAACAAACCTTTTCAAGCAACAACTGTTAATGTGTTTGAATCAAAACCAAGCAATCCTGTAGTCTTAGATTTAACTTTGAACATAATAGATAACATGTTGATTGTTACACCACCAAAAAAAGAAATAACTTTAACAGAAGAAGTTTCACAAAACTCTAAGGAAAATATACTAGATTTTAATGACCTTGATATAGATTATTTAGATGAGGACTTTCTTGAAGGCGATGAATTAGAATTTACAGAATTAGATATAAACTACCTTGACACTAACTTTCTTGAAGATTTATTAAATGTGTTAGATTCACTTGCAGTTGGTGATGATGAAGATGTACTTGCTGACACTGGTGGCATAGATATTAAAGGTACTAAAATAGGTCAAGATACAGAAACACAAATAACAACATTGATTGCAGGAGATGTTATTAGCGTGAGAAGAAGTGTTAATGATTCTGTTAGGTTAGACTTAAATGTAAATGATGCCTATACTTTAATAATCATACAAGATGGTGTTTCTAACGTTGTTAAAATTAATGGTGGTGGAGATTCAGTTATAACGATAACGCAGAGTGAATAATGAAAATAATTTTATTACCTTTAATTTTAGTATTATCACTACCACTTATATTCCAAAGCACACCAACTGAAATAATAAAACTAAGAACTTTTGATACTTTTGTAAAACAATATGAGCCTTCAGGTAATTTTGTAATATTAAATATTACAGAAGAAGATGTAGAAAGAGAGGGTGGTTATCCTCTACCAAGAAGCAGATTAGCAGAAATACAAGTTGATTTAATTAATGAAGGTGCAATTGGTGTAGGTTGGGTCATATCTTTTCCACAAGCAGATAGAATGGGTGGTGACGAAATCTTTGCAACTACACTTGGATATGCACCATCTGTTATCGCAATGTTTGAAGATGGTAAAGGTAATTATCCTAAGCCAACAGGAACGGTAGTGAAAGGTGAAAATAATGGTGGTATAGTATCTTTGGGAGTAAAACAAAACCTTCCTCTATTAGCAAACAATACGCTAACTGGTTTAGCTATTGCTCCCACCGAAGTTGACCAACTTGTAAGAAGAATACCTCTTTTAGTAAAAACACCTAATAATAATTGGATTCCTAGTTTTGGCACACAAATCTATAAAGCCTTATTTGGTGTAAAGACTTACATTATAAAAACTAATGATAATGGTATAGAGGAAATATCAATTAGAGGAATACCACCAGTTAAAACAGATAGCCTTGGTCGTAAGTGGATAAGTTGGGTTGACACACCACAAACTGATTTACAAGAAATGAAAGTAGCAGGTAAGTTTGTGTTTGTTGGAGTTACAGCAAATGGTGTAATGCCACAGATAGGTGTACCTAATGGTTTACTTTTGGAACCACATAAAATACAAGCAGCTTTAGCTGAATCCTTATTGATACAAGATAGTCCTTTTATACCTGACTTTGCTCTTGCTGTAGAACTAGCTATATTTTTAGTCTCAGTGAGCATCATATGGCTTGTATTGCTTCATTTTGGTATTACATGGGGCATTATACTAGCATTAAGTGTAATGGCTTCTACAGGCTCTATTGGTTATTACCTTATACAACAAAGTCTACTTATTGATGTTACATGGTCTTTAATTGCACAATTTATAACAGGTACAATAGCTTTTTATTTGCGATTTAGAGAACAATACAAATTAAGACAACAAATAAAAAAACAATTTGAGCATTATTTAGACCCAAGACAAGTAAAAAAATTACAAGACAATCCACAATTATTAAAATTAGGTGGTGAAAAGCGTTATTGCACGTTTCTTTTTACTGACGTTCGTGGCTTTACTTCTTTATCAGAAACATTAGAACCTGAAGAAGTAACATTTATTATGAATAAAGTGCTTACTGCACAACAACAAGCAGTCCAAAAACATGGCGGAATGGTTGATAAGTATATAGGTGATGCAATGATGGCTATATTTAATGCGCCTTTGGATTTAGACAAACATGAAGAAAAAGCATTAGCATGTGCAATGGATATACAAAAAAATATGGTAGAACTTAACTATGTATTCGTTAATAGAGGTTTTGCTCCTATACAAATTGGCATAGGTATAAATTCAGGTTTTGCATTGTTAGGAAACTGTGGGTCTAAAGATAGGTTTGATTATACTGCTATAGGAGATGCGGTAAATGTAGCAGCAAGATTAGAATCAGGTACTAAAGCAGCAGGTGAAAATTTACTTATTGGTCAAACGACAGAAAATGCATTAGAATTTGATTTAATACCTTTAGACCCAATTGCAGCAAAAGGTAAAAGTGAAAAGTTACAGGTGTATACATGGAGTTTAGAACAATAGTCAAATGGTTAATAAGCTTATTTCTAACACGTTATAAAATCACTGTGTCATTTAATAAAGAATATGGTGATGCAGACGACAAAACTTACATTTCTAAAAAAATTATTACAAAAAAAGAAAAACATCTAAAATTTAAAGATGAAGATAACAATGTTATAGAATACCGAAGTGCCAGTGGTCTTAACTACATTATTGAAGACGTATAATGCAACAAGTATTTATTGGCATAATATTATTCTTAGGATTTACTACCTACTATTTATTTAATGAAAACAAAACACTAGCAGCTAATAACCTTGCATTAGAAGGCGCAATCGCAACACAAGAAGAAGCAATAAAATCTATACAAGCTGACTTTGAACTACAAACGCAACAGATGAATGACTTAACTCTTAAATCACAAGCTGCCCAAAGAGAGTTAAACAGATATACACAATTTATACAGAACTATGAACTAGCAGCTAAAATATTAGCTGACCCTATAGAAATGCAAAGGAAGATAAACAATGGAACAAAACATATCATGGAAGATATTGAGAAAATCAGCACAACAGTTGATGGTCTTGATGATGGTTTGCAGTTGCAGTCTAATACCGACTAAGCAGCTAGAAGTAACAGCAAAGCCACTAGACAGAAAAATAGTGCAACCTATTATGCCTAGAGAAATTGATTTACAAGAACCTAGATGGATTGTAATAACTCCTGAGAACTGGGAAGACCAATTAGCAATGATTGAAGAACAAGAAGGTGAGTTAGTTTTCTTAGCTATGACCATACCTGATTACGAAGTAATGGCTTATAACATGCAAGAATTAAAACGATATATTACTGAATTAAAAGATGTTGTCGTTTATTATCGTAAAGTCACAATTGACAAAGGTAGTGAATAATCTGATATGATGGTGTTTCCATTAAATAAAAGGAGAGTATTATGCTTGGATTTATAGGAAATTGGTTAGGTATAGTTACTGGTGTCATTGCATTAGCAAGTATCATTTGTAGCATAACACCTACACCTAAAGATGACATTTGGATTGGTAAATTATATAAATTAATTGAAATGTTAGCTTTAAATATAGGCAAGGCTAAACAATAGTCATGTCTGATAGCATTACACCATTTGTATACAATGCATCATTGGATAGGGTAGTAGATGGAGATACCATAGACGTAGTGCTTGATTTAGGCTTTTCAGTAAAGCTTCACAAACAAAGAGTTCGTTTGGCAGGGATTGATACACCTGAGTCACGTACAAGAAATTTAAAAGAAAAAGCATTAGGATTTAAAGCCAAAGATAGATTAATAGAACTATGTGTTGGCAATTTTAAAATACAGTCATTAGGCAAAGGTAAGTATGGCAGAATATTGGGTATCCCTTTTACAGAAGATGGTCAAAGTATTTGTCAAATGCTTATTGATGAAGGACACGCAGTTGAGTACTGGGGTGGTGCTAAAACAGCAAAAGTCAGAGATGACGGAACATGGGGAGAATAGTATGGAAATTTCACAAGAGGGTATAAGTTTAATAAAGAAGTTTGAGGGATGCGAGTTAGAAGCATACAAATGTGCAGCAGGAGTTTGGACTATAGGATATGGACATACAGAAGGCGTTAATCCCAATGATGAAATGGATAAAGAAGCTGCAGAAGAATTACTTGTTTTAGATTTAGTAGTTTATGAAAAATCAGTAAATTGGATTATTACAGCACCTATGAATCAACAGCAATTTGATGCACTTGTTTCTTTTACTTTTAATTTAGGTGAAACTAATTTATGTAACTCTACTTTGCGAAAGGTTCTGAATGAAGAAAAATATAACGAAGTGCCTAATCAAATACGAAGATGGAATAAAGCAGGTGGTAAAGTCAATGAAGGTCTTATTAGAAGAAGGGAAGCAGAAGCTTTACTATTTCAAGGTCAAGACTGGAGTCATGTTTAATAGTAGATATGAGCCTATGTTTTATTTGTTTTTTTTAATAACTGCTACACTTTTAATAATCTAATGGCACTAAGCAAAACACAAACAAAACGATTAGGTGGTATTCTTAATATAATGTTTGGCGACTCTATACCCAGTGAGCATCTAACTGACCTTATAACGCATGGTTACATAGAATTAGATGGCAATGATTATAAATTAACTTCTAAAGGTTTAGATGAAAAGAATAGACTTTGCACACTTGCTGGACTTAACATAATGTATAAGTCTGAAAAAAACTAATTTCTATTTTTTAATTGTTTAATTTCAAACTTCAAACAAAATAATTCATCTTGTTTTTCATTTCTTTTTTTTCGTACATTTTTTTCTCCTATATATTTTTTTCATTTATGTAAATCGTTACCAAACACGCAACAAGACAAATTATTGCAAACATTGTATTAGTCATTTTTTTCTCCAAGATATTTATCTATACAATCATCAAGTATTGGTTTTACAGAGTCATAATCTTCTTTATGTTCCTCACGGCGTTTTGTAAGCCAATGGTGATGATAATAAGCTGACCTAAACCTATCAGATAGTTTATGTAATAATTTTTCTTCTAATTTTTTTCTTAAAACAGATTCCATATCAACGTCAATATCAGTTAATACTTCTTCCGCTAGTTCTACTAATTTAGCTTTATTCATATTAATTAATAAAAACTTCATTCTCAAATTGCTTATAGCCCCACATCTTACGAAACATCATTTCTGCATCATCTTGTGGTAGTTTAGGCTCTTTATATATTTCTCTTTCTACAGAGTTTGCATGATACCAACGATAAAAGTTATTTATGTATGTATCTTTGTTGTTGTATGTAAAATTTTCTAAATGCATATTTACTCCTATTTATTTAAACCTAGATGATAGTGTGAGGACTTGCGTTGTGGAATGTGCTGCACACTATCTCACGAAACTAGGTTTCCGTCTTTCTGTCACATTCCACTAAATCTTTATCTTCTTCGTCTAAAAAATCTATAATCAAATGTTTCTCTATCCATTCATTCTTAACACCTTCTTTTTCTAACTTTTTTTTCATAGTGTCTTGAAATTTTTTCTTATATTGTTTACTGAAAGCCATTAATTAATCTCCTCTAATTCTTCTGTACGGTTAAAACTCATAAAATAATTTTGTATAAGGTTGCTAATACGTGGGTTTATTACAGCATGATTGTTTTCAAATCTAGCTATCATAGAACGATTAGGTTCACCATTAGATGTATAACCTAGATACTGTGCTAACTCAATTTGTGTAACACCGTATTGACTGCGTAGTTGTTTTAGTTCTTGACCTGTCATAATTCTATTTAACATTTTTTACACTCCTTGCAAATTCTTCTGTTAATATTTTATTAATTTTTTTTACGTCTTCTACAATCATTCTGTTTTCTTCTCTAAGTTCAGCAATGTGTAAAACATTTTGGTCACAACCATAACACGTGTTTCCTTGTTTATCCAAGTCACCTTTATTTTCTTTAATAGGTACAATTTTTTTATTCATTAATTGTGTTTGTTCTTTCTGTCTAGCTAGTTTTAATCTTTCTGTAGACGTGTAATCACCTGTGTACCAACACCTATAACAAAACTGTCCTTGAATTTGTCGTTCACCAATAAACTCTTTACGTGATTCTAGTCTACGTCCTTTACTTTTCATATATTGTCGGTAACTAGCAACTTTTGCTGCATTTGGAACTGTAAATGAATCACCTATTTCCATAGCATCTAAGACTTCTTTTACACCTACAGGTAATGCTGTGTACTTAGCTGGAAATATAATATTTTTTTCAATCTTAATCATTGTAATTTGCACTCGCTATAACACCAGCATCAGTTACTATTTTGCAAATGTGGTCTTTGTTCATTAGTCTTTGCAACTTATCATAAGCCATGTTTACATCATGATATGTAGCCATCTTTACCCATGTATTCCAAATGTAAATATAAATTCTGTACTTTTCTTTATTCATATTCGCACATATACTCCATTTCAATACAAGCATCGCATATGCCATCATCTTCATAAGCTATACTTGCACCACAATCACATTTTGGTTGTGTTTCGTTTGTTTTGTTATTCATTTTTTCTTCTTTTTTAATATTCATATGTTTATAATAACAACTTTGATTATTATTGCAACCCTTTTAGACAAAAAAAAGCAATTATTTTAAAAGGGTAAATCATCTTCAAAATCATCTACATAGGTTGAACGTTCATATAATGCTTTTGCATATTCTTGTGCAGCATTTTTTTTAAAACCATATTTTGCTAAAAATTTAAATTCATTACCAAATCTTGTATGCAGTTGTTGATGATGAAACATACAAAGTGGTATTACTTCATTGTCACCTGCTTTTAAACTCCACCCTCTTTTGCCATCACTTGGTTTTAATAAATGATGTACTTGTATTGGTCCTTTACAACTAACAAACCCTGCTCTTGTAATAAAACAGGGTTGTTTAGACACATATAAAAGATGTTTTTTATCTACAAGTCTTTTTGACATTAGAATGGCATTTTATCATCATCATCATTTGTATTTTTATGAAAGTTATCCATGCTTTCAGTTTCTACTAATTGCATGGTAGTAAATGGCAATCCATCTTTAGTTTCTTTTTTGCGACCATAAAACTTATAAGAAACGTTATCAATAGTAACATTACCACTTATATCAGGGCTATCATCTGAAAACTTATTATTGTTTACAAAAACTAAACCAACTGACATTGCAAGTTCTAATTTTTTTTCACCTAAATTGTTTTCACTTTCAACAATACTAAAGTATCGTTTTTCATCCTTATTATTTTGTTCAGTATTTTTTTTCCATAACACACTGCCTTTTCTAAGTATTTGTGCATTTTTATCTATGAATAATGCACCACTTTTTTCTTTTTCTTCATATTTTTTGTCTGACATTTTATACCTCGCTTTTTGTAATCAGTTTATATTTCCAAAGATTGCTTTTTTGATAGCTTCTTTTTTTATGCAGAACTTCACCTTGTGGCATTCTATATTTTTCTCTGTATGGTGCTTTTCTAAAATCACGCATAGCAGCAGTTAATCCACTTTCGCTACAAGATTTTTTAAACTTATGTAGTATAAAGTTTTTTAATTCTGTAGGTGTCCACCAATGACCTTGTGCCATTGTCATATATATACAATCATGCATTGTCGGTTTTTTGTTCATTCTTACCCTCATATAATTCAATAAGATTTGCATAAGATGTTTTTACAACATCATCTTCTGTATCTGTATGTGCTTGATGTATTGTTTTAGCATTAGCTTTGTATAGTTTTTTGCATATAACATTATTAGCATCTTTCATCATACGACCACAATCTTTCAAATATTCTGTAGTATCATCACGTGATAGAACAACTTTACCGTTATTGCCTACCATTTTGTATTTACCCTTATCTCTTTGCATAGCACTTTCTGCATCATCATCTGTAGAACTAATACCACAAGCCATAGACAAACTATACCTACGACTATAGGTCAACGCACTACCAAATGCTTGTGGGTCGTGTTTATCTGCTGGTACAAATACTTGTCCTGCACTTAATTGTGCATCATGTCCATAGAATATAGTTTCACATACAGCACCATGTTCATTTAAAGAACTGTTTTGTTGGAAATATATACCATTTTTATTTAATGGTTCTTTAACAGTGTTAATTACCTGTTCTAAAGAAGCATAACCCTGTCCATAAAAAGGATTTTTGCTATCTTTCATAGCATGAGTTATTTCTGTTTGTGCTTGTAATAAAGCTTGTATCAAGTTATTCATATTTTTTTACCTCAAGTTTTCATATTAAATAATTTTTGTGCGCCCTTGATTTCGGTAGCACTCCACTGATTCATAAAGTCTTCGTTAGAAATGTCAGGCTCTAAACATGACATTGCACATACCTCATGAATATCACTAGAAAATGATAGCAGTTGCCACATTTTCATTGCAATTCTTCTTATGTTTTTTATATTGTCTTCTACGTTAGTAACTTCGTATGTTATTAATTGTCTGTTGTGTTTGGTTGTGTACACATAGTCTACATATGGTTTTTTACTTGTAGCTATAGAATAAATACTTAATTGATTTTGATAATCTGTTTTTACTTCTTGTGGTTTTTGACCTGTGGTTTTTAAATCTCTTACGCAATCTTCATACAAAAAGTCAATAATTCCTTTAAATGGTACAGGCAAGTCTAAATATATCTCAATCCATTTCTGTGCAGCTATTGGTTTACCAAGTTTTCTATATACTGGTATTACAATCTCTAAAACCTCAGGCACTATAATCTGTTTTTCTAAACATTTTGCAAAATCATATTTTGCTTTGTTTTCTTCTATTTGTTTATATATATCATCATATTCTGCTAAAGCTTTATCAATACATTCTTGCATAGGTGCAGATGTCATAATCCCCATAGTGATGCCTTTTTCTATTGCAATACCATAAGTCATAGCTGGTGCAAATATTTTTTCCCTGTAACCAGCAATATTAACTAACCATTTGGCTGGGTTTTTACGAAATTTATTTACAGCAGAAGGGCTAAGATATTCAATACCAAAATTTTCAAATGCTTTATCAGTGGTTTTCATAGTTCAATAATCAAAATTAAAATGTTGTTTGTATAACAAAAAATCTATAATAGCACGTATTGGGTGATTTACAAAATTGTGATAGACTAAACTTATGAAATTGCAAGAATGGTTAAAAAAAGAAGGCCTAACACATACAGATTTTTTAGTTTATCTAAAACAAAACAATGCTGTAGTAAGTAAAGGTGCTGTTGATAAATGGTGCAATGGTCAAAGAATACCAAGAAAAAATGATATGCAAAAAATTATGGTAGCAACTAATGGAGAAGTTGTACCAAATGATTTTTATGATTTAAAGGACTTGTAATTTTGTCCTAACTAGCCCAAAATGTCTGAATGTCAATTCAAGCATTATCATGGTGTCTAAAAAAAGAAATTCCAAACCCAACAGCAAAACTTGTTTTAATGATATTGTGCAACTATGCAAATGAAAACAATGCTAGTTATCCCAGTGAAAAACATTTAGCAAAACTTGTTGGAGTTTCAGACAGGTCAATAAGACGTTGCACCAAACAATTACAAGAGTTAGGTTTAATTAATATTGAACAAAGATTAGGAACAAGCAATTTATATACTATATGTATAGGTGTGGACACTAACGTCCATACTGGTAGGACACCCACGACCTATAATACTAAAGAAGATACTAAAGATAATACTAAAGATAGTGTGGACAAATATAGTAAAGACTTTATTGATTTTTGGGATGTGTATCCAAGAAAAGCTAACAAACATTCGGCTTATCAAAAATGGTTGAATGTAACAAAAAAATTTCCAGTAAAAAAATTATTGGTTTGTACAATTAGATTTGCTAACGAAACTAAAAATAACAAAACAGAAGAACGTTTTATTGCACATCCAAGCACATGGTTGAATCAAAGACGGTTTGAAGATTATGAAAATGATAATATAACTATAAAAAAACAATCACTGAATAACTTAGCGGGGTAAATATGAATATTGAAATAGAATTACGTAAACAGGGCATTGTGCCAAAAAACACAGATGTTGGAACACAAAAAATAAAATGTCCTAGCTGTCAACCACACAATCACAATCCTAATGACAACCCATTAGCACTTACAATTGAATCTTATGGTAAATGCGTTTGGTTTTGTCATCATTGCGAATTTACTGGTGGTTTAAATGCCAGTACTGGTTGGAAAGGCGAAACTAAAATCAATAGACCTGAGAAAATATATGAAGCACCTAAAGTTCCCATTGAACCAAATAAGTCAAACAAAATGTATTCTTATTTTGCTAAAAGGTGCATAAGTAAAGAAACTGTAGATGATTTTGGTATATATGCAGACAGTAATAATTATTGGTATGCATTTCCTTATTACAATTTAAATAGTAATGCAGTAAATATAAAATTTAGAAGTGAAGATAAAAAATTCAAACAAACTCCTAATGCAAAAAAATCTTTATATAACTATGGAAATGTATATAACGAAGATTTTATTATTTTTGTAGAAGGTGAAATGGATTGTCTTTCATTATATGAAATAGGTTTTAAAAACGTAACAACATTACCTGACGGTGCACCAAAAAATGCCAATCTTAAAGAAGATGATAAAAGATTTACTGCATTAAAAAATTGTAATTTAAAAGCAAAAAAGGTTGTTTTATTTGTTGATAATGATGATGCTGGTAAAAGTTTACATAAAGAGTTGTTACATAGATTTGGTAAAGATGTTTGTTGGTATGTAAAAAGACCTGACGATTGTAAAGATGCTAATGATGTTTTAGTAAAACACGGTGAAGACGAATTAAGACAATTAATAGTAAATGCTATTCCATATCCAGTTGATGGTTTATATAAAAGTGGTGATTACACTGGTGCTGTATTAGACCTTTACAATGGTAATTACGTAAAACCTATTGAAATTGGTTATAGCAATTTAGATGCTATATATAAAATAATGAAAGGTACTTTTCATACTGTTACAGGCATACCAAATCATGGTAAAAGTTATTTTTTAGATATGATTTTAATTAAGTTAGCACAAGAACATGGATGGAAATTTGCATTATTTTCGCCTGAACATAGTACACAAATGCATTTACGTAGAATGGTTCAAATGATATGTGAAAAACCTTTTGATATTGGAGAAACAAATAGAATGTCTACAACTGAACTT